GAGTATCATTGAGGCAGGTGAGTTCTACAAGCTTAGATGTCCTCTTGATGGGGAATATAAGATAGGTAGAAACTGGAGAGAAACACATTGACACTGCTGAAAAGTAGTGTATAATATAGGTATAGAGCGAGTGTGGTGGAACAGGTATACACAGCAGACTTAAAATCTGCCGCCGAAAGGATTGAGGGATCGAAGCCCTCCACTCGTACCAACAACATGGAACTATCATGGAAAACTGGAAACCTGTTAAAGACTTTGAAGAACTTTTTGAAGTATCTGATCTGGGTAACTTTCGGAAGAAAGAAACAAAATTTATTTTGGCACAGAATTTTAATCACAATGGGTACAAAGTGGTTTCTACTAAGCCTTGGGGAAGGGGGAAAACAAAATGTTTCAGGGTTCACCGAGAAGTTGCAAAAGTTTTTATTGAAAATCCTCAAAATAAACCCCACGTAAACCATAAAGACGGTGTAAAATCTAACAACTGTGTTCACAATCTTGAATGGTGTACGCCTCAAGAAAACTCAAAACACGCAAAGGAGAACGGCTTGTTAAAACCCTTAACTGGCTTTGATAACAAAGCCACTAAGATTTCTGATGAAGAAGTGGAAGAGATTATGACTAAACACAAAAACGGACTCGGTTCTATTCGACAGTTGTGTCGAGAAAAAGGAATTGGACATGGAACCGTTTTACGGAGGCATCAAAATTTCACTAAAAAGCACTTTAATTCTAAAGTCTTTTATTAAACCAATCGTACCATTTATGAGGGCCAAGAACTAGACGACTCCAAGTGATTAAGTTCATGCGGATGAGTACGCAACCCTCACCAACATGACAGCACGGAAAGACGGCATTAACTCTGAATTGAAGGAAATTAAATCATGGATAACAAACCAGTCAAAGTATCGGGTCAAATCTTCTGGGCAAACTGGATGAAGGAATTCAACACCAAGTTCAACGAAGACAACACCAAGTATGAGTGTACAATCGGTATGCTCTCTGACAAGGCTTGTGAGGCTCTGAAGGAGCAAGGCATTATGATCAAGAACAAGGACACAATGGGTAACTACATTGTTGGTAAGTCCAAGTTTGTGTTCGAGCCTGTGGACTCTGATGGTAATCCTGTGGACATTGGTAAGATCGGTAACGGCACTAAGGTGACTGCTCTGGTAGGCTCCTATCGCCACAAGATGTCAGCTAAGTACGGTGCTGCTCCTAGCATCAGCAAGATCATCGTGACTGAACTGGTTGTCTACGGTGGTGACGCTGGTGATGACAGCGAAGATGACATCCTCTAAGGAACCTAAGATTGCTCTGGTCGATGCTGACTTTCTTGTCTACCGTATTGGATTCAGTACGGAGGATGAGCCAGTCGGCATTGCCAAGGCTAGGTTAACGGAGTGGTTAGAAGACTTTATCTATGTGAATCTCAAGGCTGATGAATACAAAGCTTGGATCACAGGTAAATCTAACTACCGTTATGACATTGCCAAGACAGTCCCTTATAAAGGCAATCGTAAGGATGCAGTTAAGCCTAAGCACTACGATGCCCTGAGGGAGCACCTAGTCAAGAGGCATGACGCTATCCTGACAGTTGGTGAAGAAGCTGATGATACCGTAGCCATTGAATCCACCAAGCTCTTAGATGAGTGCTGGATTGTTCATGTGGATAAGGACTTGGATCAGCTTCAGGGATGGCATTACAACCCTGTGAAGGATGAACGGTACTATGTTAGCGAATTCGAGGCTTATAAATCGTTTTGTGTTCAACTACTTACAGGGGACAGGACGGACAATATCCCCGGCTTACAAGGCATTGGCCCGAAAAAGGCTGAAAAGGCTCTTAAAGACGCGAAGACTCAGGAAGAGCTTCTGGAAGCAGTCTTTGAAAAGTATCAAGAATTGGGACATACGATTGAATATCTTACTGAACAAGGACAGCTCTTGTGGCTGAGAAGGCATGAAAGGGAACTATGGCTACCGCCAAGCAAGTTGCAATCAAGTACGGATTCCGTAGCGGACTCGAAGAAAGAGTAGCTGAACAACTGGATCAGTTAGGGATTGAATACACTTATGAGAAGGTCAAGCTTAAGTACATCAAGCCTGCCTCTCAACATGTGTACACACCTGACTTTGTTCTAGCCAATGGTATCATTGTGGAGACTAAGGGACGCTTTCTAGCTCCTGATCGCCAGAAGCATATCTTGGTTAAGAGACATAATCCAGACTTGGACATTAGATTTGTCTTTAGCAACTCTAATGCTCGGATCAGCAAGACTTCTAAGACAACCTATGCTATGTGGTGTCGAAAGCATGGGTATCAGTTTGCAGATAAGACTATACCAGAGGAGTGGTTAAATGAAAGCTGAAGTGTTTGAACGAGAGATACACTATGACTTTACCGCCGAAGAGGTAGATTTCTTAAAGTCTTTGGACTTGTGGGAGGAGCTTAAAAAGCGGCTTCAACCACACGAACGTGTAACAGTTGAAGGATATGTGCGAAATGAGTAAAGTACGAACGTTATGGGCAACCCCTGAAGGTGAGGATCTCATTGCTTATATGGCACGGGTATCAGCACCTGAGAATCAAGGGAACAAAGAGACTGCGCCTAAGCTTGTGAAGTATCTGATCAAGCATAAGCACTGGAGTCCCTTGGAGATGGTGAACGTGTGTATGGAGATTGAGACTACCCGAGATATTGCTCGGCAGATCCTTCGCCATCGTAGCTTCAGCTTCCAAGAGTTCTCTCAGCGGTATGCAGTAGCCACTGACTTTGAGTTGTCTGAGGCACGATTGCAGGACAACAAGAATCGACAGAACAGTCTGGTGACAGATGATGCTGAGATTCAGAACTGGTGGAATGCTGCTCAACTGCGAGTACAGTCGGATGCTGAACTGATGTATCAATCAGCGTTGAAGATGGGTATTGCCAAGGAGCAAGCACGAAAGCTACTGCCTGAAGGTTTGACTATGAGCAAGATGTACATGAACGGTACACTGCGTAGTTGGCTTCACTATGTGGATATTCGCTGTGATGCGGCTACGCAGAAAGAGCACCGAGAGGTGGCTTTGAAGTGCCGTTTTGAACTGGAGCTACTGTTCCCTAATGTTATGAGCGCTATGCGCGTGGAGACTATGAATGCCAATTAAACAAATTGAAGACTTGCTGGATGAGTTTGACTTTGATAAGGTTGTAAAAGTAACGGATTGTCTGGGATGGACATATGCCTGTAATCGTGAGGCTCTTACCGTATCCGATCTTCGTAAAGCAGCTCGAAGACTTCTTGAAGGAGTGTATAACATGCAAGATTCTACTGAAGAATGCCATTGTTCTGGAGGTTTTCACGCTGAACGTAGAATGTACCCCGGAGACTCTACCAAGTACCTTAATTTGAAATTTGTAGTAACTGAATGGAGTAACCCATGCTGCTGAATGAGTATCAAGAACAGGCTTGGAAGACAGCCTTAGAATCTGCTAAGAACCCTGCTTACATGGTGGCTAATCTGACCTCCGAAGCTGGTGAGGTAGCAGGTAAGTATGCCAAGTGGATTCGAGATGGTGTCTTGGATGAGGTAGGTATGCAAAAGGAAGTAGGTGATGTACTGTGGCAGATTGCAGGCTTGTCCACAGTGATGGGCTGGAGCTTGGCTGATCTGGCAAGTAAGAACTTACAGAAACTTACAGCACGACAAATGAACAATACCTTAAGTGGTGAAGGAGATGAGCGATGATTGATACAGAAGACCAAACAGCATATTCTTTTAAGTACACGGACTGCGAAGGTAAGACATACGGTGCTACCTTTGAACAGCCGGGGCCAACATGGATGGAGGCATTGGATGACTATGTACGCTTCCTTGAGTCCATTTACAAGTATGATATTCGCTCTAAGGTGCGGATTGAAGAACCTATTTACCTAGAGGCAGTGAAAGCGGAAGAACCAAGTTATATTGATCCTTGGACAGGTGAGTACTTCACTAAAGAAGTAGAGCTTCCTGATGAATTCTGGTGGGATGAAGAATGAAGATTCTAGTAATCCCTGACTGCCAAGTCAAAGAAGGGGTTCCTTTGGATCATCTGGAGTGGGCAGGTAAGGCTATCTGTGATTATCGACCTGATGTTGTAGTTAATATAGGTGACTTCGCGGATATGCCTTCACTGTCTACCCATGATGTGAAGGGATCTAAATACTTTGAAGGTCTTCGGTACAAGAAAGATGTAGAGGTGGTTAAGGAGGCTATGCAAAAGCTCCTGAAGCCTCTGCGTGACTTGCAGAAGACCCAGAAGGAAACCAAGCACAAGGTTTACAAGCCTAAGATGATCCTGACTCTGGGGAACCATGAGAACCGTATCAATAGGGCTGTGAACAATAACCCTACCTTGGAAGGACTGATAAGTGTTAAAGACTTGGATTA